TATGACAGGGAAAAGAATTAGGGCTTCCACATGGGAAGCCCTTTCTTTTTTAGTTCGGCTGTATGTAGGGTACAGCTCGATGAATTCATTAGCCGCGCAATAGTGACAGATTTGATAATCAATTCCTATTTGCTTCTAAGAAGAAAGTTACAGGTTGTGATCCTCTGCACAATACCTTAGTAAAACCGACGGTTATTGCGCTGATACTGTGGGATTTTTGGCGTTTTTACCGCTTTGATGACCCACACCACGGCAACAGCCAACAGCAACCACGGCAGCAGTTTGATCACCAACGCAAACATCCCGCCCAGGAACATCACGGCGGTCGCCACCATCAGCGCGGCCAGAATTCCCAACAATGACACGCCGGTGGCCATCAGCATGATAAAAAAGCCCATCACAAAAAGTAGTTCCAGCATGATTCCCCCTGAATATGGAATGCCCGGTGGCGTAGCGCTTTGCGGGCCGACATATTCAGACCATTACAAGAAACATGCCAAAATTAATCTATTGATTTGCAAACAAAACGCCCCGCGACTGTGCGCAGGGCGTGGTGAAATTGACTAACTTTTAGTGAGAACTTAACGCTTATCCGCCACCCGTTTCAGCGCATGTTCCAGCACGTCAATGTCGGCGCCTGCTTTATGGGCATTTTCGCTCAGATAACGGCGCCACTGGCGCGCGCCAGGAATCCCCTGAAACAGCCCCAGCATATGACGGGTAATATGCCCGAGGTATGTCCCCTGGCTCAGTTCACGCTCAATGTACGGATACATGGCGCGAACGACAGCCACAGGATCGGCATCCGCCGTGGTCGCGCCAAAGATTTCACGGTCAACGGAGGCCAGAATACCCGGGTTTTGATAGGCTTCGCGCCCGATCATCACGCCATCCATATGCTCCAGATGCGCTTTCGCCTCTTCCAGCGACGTAATACCGCCGTTGATGGACATGGTCAGATGCGGGAAGTCACGCTTTAACTGGTAAACGCGCGGGTAATCCAGCGGCGGGATCTCGCGGTTTTCCTTCGGACTGAGCCCGGAGAGCCATGCCTTGCGCGCGTGGATAATAAACATCTCGCATTCGCCTTTACCGGCGACCGTATTGATGAAGTCACAGAGAAATTCGTAGCTATCCTGATCGTCAATACCGATACGGGTTTTGACCGTTACCGGGATCGACACTACATCCCGCATCGCCTTCACGCAATCCGCCACCAGTTGCGCATTTCCCATCAGACAGGCGCCAAACATGCCGTTTTGTACACGGTCAGACGGGCAGCCTACGTTAAGGTTAATTTCGTCATATCCTCGCGCCTGCGCCAGTTTCGCGCATTGCGCCAGCGCAGCCGGATCGCTGCCGCCAAGCTGCAACGCCACCGGATGCTCTTCCTCGCTGTATGCCAGATAGTCGCCTTTGCCATGAATGATCGCCCCGGTAGTTACCATCTCGGTATAGAGCAACGTCTGGCGAGACAGCAGACGCAGGAAGTAGCGACAATGTCTGTCCGTCCAGTCGAGCATAGGAGCCACACTAAACCGACCATTCCAGTGATTATCAGTATTTTCAGGTATTACGCTGGTTTGGTTGGTTTTTAGCATTTCAAGATTACCGTGCATTTTTTGACATTTAAGTATATTTTTCTCTCATCAGGTTCCCACACAGGCTCCCATACGCATGGGAACCTGAAATGACGAGACAATGTAATGGCATACTATAGCATAGAGAAACGACTAAAATCCGATGGTGCCCCACGCTACCGCTGTACAGTGATGATTAAGGAAAAAGGCGCTGTCATATTTAGAGAAAGTAAAACTTTCCCAAAGCAAGCTCATGCTAAAACATGGGGTTCCCAGAGAGTGATGGAACTGGATCTTCATGGCCTTCCTTCCGCAGGTGATGCAGAGGGGCTCACTGTTCGGGATCTGCTAAAAAAATATATAAATGATCCTAACGCTGGTGGTAAATCAGGGCGGACAAAAGGTTACGTTCTTAATATGCTCATAGACTGTGACATCGCTGCCATTCCTCTCACATCACTGAGCACGAACGATGTAATTGAGCATTGTCGGCTAAGAAATAATGCTGGTGCAGGTCCAGCGACCGTCAGCCACGATGTGAGCTATCTGGGAAGCGTTCTGGATTCTGCAAAACCAGTTTATGGAATTAACTACACGTCAAACCCGGCGAAAGATGCCAGGCCTTATCTGCTTAAACTTGGTCTGATCGGTAAGTCAAACCGTCGGAACCGTAGGCCTGCCTCAAAAGAACTGGAAATGCTGATTGAAGGCCTGAAACAACGGTCAGAACATAAAGGCTCAAAAATACCTTTTGTCGACATACTGAAATTTTCCGTGTTGTCCTGCATGCGAATTGGTGAAGTGTGTCGGTTGCGTTGGGATGATATTGATGAGGAGCAAAAATCAGTATTAGTCAGGGACCGGAAAGATCCGCGTAAGAAAGAAGGGAATCATATGAAAGTTGCACTGCTTGGAGAAGCCTGGGACATCGTGCAAAGGCAACCAAAAAAATCTGAACTGATATTTCCATATAACAGTACCTCCGTTACTGCCGGATTTCAGAGGGTCAGAAGTAAACTAGGAATTGAAGATCTACGATATCACGACATGCGTCGTGAAGGGGCTAGTCGCCTTTTTGAGGCAGGATTTAGCATTGAAGAAGTTGCTCAGGTTACTGGCCATCGTTCATTAAACGTTCTATGGCAGGTTTACACAGAGTTATTTCCAAAATCCCTACACACAAGGCTCGAACAACTTCAAAAAACAAGAAACGGCGAAAAATAACACCTTGACACTGTTTATTTATACAGCTTAAATTTAACTGTATATTCAAACAGTGGTGAGAAGATTTTATGTTTGTGGAACTCGTTTACGACAAACGCAATGTAGAGGGGCTACCGGGTGCAAGAAACATCATTCTTAACGAGCTGACAAAGCGCGTACACCGGATCTTTCCAGATGCCGAAGTGAGGGTTAAGCCGATGCAGGCGAACGCATTAAACAGCGATTGCACGAAAACAGAGAAAGAACGACTTAACCGTATGCTGGAAGAGATGTTTGAAGAAGCCGATATGTGGCTGGTGAATGAATGATGAGCATGGACAACATGATTATTGCCGGGGTAAGAATATATTTCCCGCCTGGCACCGATCTCCCTGTTCCAACACCTGAACTCAGGACATTTGCCATCATCAGCAAAGACCTGCCTGGACATCTGGTGCTTGAGTACAAAAACAGGCAGTGGGTTCCTGTACTGACCCGGCTTTTTGATGATTCAGCGCATGCTATTTCAGCCATAACAAGCCTGAGCAAAAAGACGTGGCATTAATACCAGTTTCAGATAAAACGCATTGATCCATTATGCCGGGCAGATACAACCCGCGGCGGCTGGCAACCATTCTATATTCGCACTATCGAACGATCGTCAGCCAGCCGCGCCCGGGTCTTACATACACTCTGGTGCGGCAATTTACATCACTGCACCGTATGTTCGGTCGGCTTTTCCGGCCAGTCGATATCCGGCGCGGTGGATGTATCAACCCGATTCAACAGTACACTGTATCGCTCCCATTCTTCGAGTTTTCCAGCTTCCTCATCTGTCGCCATTTTCAGTTTCACGGCGCGGGAAAGCGGAGCTATTGCTGCATCAGCTATAGAAAGCAATTCCGATTTTTTCGCTTCCGCCTGTTCTCTTAACTCTCCCTGCGAATACTGGCGCGGCTGGATTTTTCCATCTTTAAATACCCATTCCCCTGAAATATCCGCCATTTTATTTTTTGCCGTGGTTTTGACTTCCACGATGCTAAAATCTCGCGGATAAATAGTTGACACATCATTACTGATACAACGAATAATTCCCGCTTCATCATATGCAACTTTCAGAGTATTAGGTAAAAAATCAGACTGTGATTTATACCAGTCCCGCCCATCGTCAGAAATAAAAAACTCTGCTCCATGCTCATTCATGAGAAACAGGCTATCTTCATCATCTGGAGTATATTTCTTTAAATTTTTAAGATGTTGCATCTTATTCCCCTGATTACGTAGCTACATTTACCCAAGTGCCGTTAATATTCCGTTGGAGATACCTAACTAACAGAGAACCAACGTTCGAACTTCCACCTACCATAGCGATTGCTGTTGCAAATGCTGCGTCATTTGACGAATAGCCGCCCCCATCGCGAAATTCACGAACCTGAGTTGCGCTTACACGAATCCCCTGCAAATAGCGTGCATCAGACTGCGCCTTCGTGTAAGCCTCTCCTGCTGGTGTATAACTTCCTTTTGGCTGGAAACGACCGTCACTTTCTGTTTTCGTATAAGCCTGACCAGCAGGAGTATAATTACCTTTAGCCTGGTAACGCGCATCAAAGTTTGACCAGTCCCCCGGTTGAATCGCAAAGGGCGTGACAATACGGCCATGAAATGTAATTGTTGTTGTATTATTCGAACCACCACCGGAAGCGGTAGAACCTTTCGAAATATCGATAATATCAACAGTGAAGATATTAGAGCGAATACTGCTGTTTGCCTTGCTACGCGCGTACAGTTCCCAGCGATAATCAAGAGCATCAGTCGCATACGTCCCCGTTAATCCCTCAGCTTTATTTTTATAAGCTGACTCAGGGAAAAAGAGTATTCCGCGATGAAGCCCAAGACCGCCAGTAAGCTGACCGCCTGAAATAGGTAAAGCGCCGATATCTTCGGGCGTAGGTTTATTAGCCGTGTTATATTCAATAACCCATGAAGTGCCTGGAGTCGGCAAAGGCCCATCCCATCCCTGGCGCTTAGCGTTCTGCCCGCGATGGCTGTAGTAATGCTGAAGCCACGACCCGGATGACAAATCGACAAATAAATACCCATATCCATACAGCTTTACCCCTCCAGGAAAAGTCGGGAAGTCAGAAATAGTTGCTGTATTTGAAACGGCTACACGCCACCATCCCGTTTTATTTGCAGAAGCAATTGTTTTGTTGTCATTAATTACCCCGACAATTTCGACAGGTATTGCATCAACATCATCAGCCGACAGAACAACATCACTTGATAAGGCGTACCCGTTTACTTTGCGCGTAGAAGGTACGCGGGTATTAGCATTATCATTCACCGCTTTTACTGCGGCCGGAGTTGCTGCCTGAATCTCGCTGGTGCTGTTCGTCGCGCTGTTAAGCTGGACGAGCCCTTTTTGTTTTGTCGTCGCATCAACAACGCCGATCGATTCCCGTGACTCCTTCTGTGCTGCTGCCCCCCGCGCTTTAATTTCTTTCAGGTTCTGGTCAATGCGCAGAAACAGCCCGTCTCCCGTCGCAACATCTAAAGTGATATTTGATGTGTCGGATACAGCCAGGCGAAACTGCATATTCACACTGACACCACCTACCGGCTTATCGATCGTCGGGCAGTTCGCCACAGCATAAAGCTCACCGGCATCAGTCAGCAGACCCACTTCCCGGACAGTAAAGCCTCCTGTGTCCGTTGGCAGCACAATTTTAGCCATTAACTGGTTTGACTGTTCGGGAGAAACAACCAATTCGGCAATACTGCCCCGGTATGTTTCATTCACCAGCCGGGTTTGCGCCGGGTTGGGCTTAACCAGTTTGCCGTTGCCGTCACCCACCACAAACCAGGACAGAACGATAACAGTGCCGCTGGCCAGCGCTTCCGCTTCCAGCTCTTTACCACGGTTTGTGATAATAGAATAGTAATCAGCCATGTGTTTCCTCGGCAAAAATATCTACATCGATATGTGCTGTCGTCGCACCCGAAATATAAAACGAACCATCCATACCTATATTTGCGATCACATCAATCCGGCTCAGGTAGCTGCGCAGGTTTTTTGCCCGGTCCGTCAGTTGCCGGATCTGGTAATAAAGGGCATCGCTCACCCCCTGATTGCTGTGAACTTCAACCCTGAACGTGTACGGTGCCGCGCGCGGTGTATCCTCCCACCACTCCACAACCGTGGTCGGGAGATTTATGGCGCCCAGCGAGCGGCGAACCGCTCCCGCTGTCCCCCTGTGCTGGTGAACGTAGGGAGCGTCTTTTATCACCTGGCGTTTCTGCGCCTCCGTCCAGCTGTCATCCCAGAAATCAACGGCACTTTCCCACGCAAGCCACGGAAGAAGATGCGCAGGACAGTCGTCTGCATTCTTCACCTTGCGCACCATGTCGGTATCCAGCGCAGTAATCTGTTCTGTTGTGGCCTGTTCCTGTGCTCTTTCTCCCCCGGAAGCGCCGGGCGGCAGCAGGGAACGAAATTTATCAGCCATTGCCGTTTCCCTCTTCTCGCGTAACGTTAATCGCGGTACACCACGGTGCCTTACCGGCTTCAGCCTCCAGATCTGCGACCGGGGAAATCAGTTTCACCCTGACAACACCGGACTGTTGCAGCGCGGCATAGATTGCTGAAAGCGGGACGACGGCTTTTATTCGGTGAGAAAGGATGGTGTAGGCCCGCAAAACATCAGTCGCATTCTTCAGAACAGTCTGCGCGTCAGGGCCGTCCGGTATTTCAAGTTTGGCAGTCACTGCATACCTGACGATCTCCGCACTTTTAACGGTCACAAAGTCAGTCAGCGGCCGGACTTCATCAGCGCTCAGATTGCTCCTGACAGCATCCAGCAATGTTTCCCCCGCCGTGCCGTCTCCTGTTCGCGACAGAACGTACACATCCACTTCACCGGGACGGTTGTGTGTCTCCGGGCCACAGGCATCCGCGTCCAGCACATCGGTGTCCGCTGATTTGGCATGAAAGCGGTAAGCGTTTCGCGCACCGGCGGTGTTAAGCTGCGCCCAGGAAAGCTGGATACGCTCACGAAAGGCATTGTCATCCTCCAGAACCGGGTCCACGGGAGGAACGGCATTCGGATCGCCTGGTTCAATAACAAGCCGTTTAACATTGAATGCCGCCCCAAGTTGATCAAGATCGTCATTTCTGGCGCTGGCCAGGAATACTGCCCGGACTGCGTCATTGACACGCTGAAAAGCCAGCGTTAACTGGTAGGCTGTCACCTCTCCCTGTTTGTATGCCGGGTCAGACTCCACCAGCGCATCAAACTCACTGTCCAGCTCCCGCAGCCGCGACAGCCAGCGGGAAAAAATCTCCGAGGCATCCGGCACCACAATGGCATCCGGTACGGCCAGTTCGGACAGGTTGATCACGTCATAGCTGCTTGCCATAAATGGGTATGCCTCCGGTGCTCATCGGTAAATTGGTTTCCTTGTTGATCCCCTCGATATCCAGCACAAAGCCGGACTCACCTTCAGGAAAAGAGACAAGTACGCGCGTCACCTTCAGTCTGGTTTCCCAGCGGGCCAGCGCTGTCGCTGATGCAGCAATTATCCGCAGACGCGTCAGGTCATCCCGGGGGTTATCCACCAGCGAAAATAGATCGCTGCCGTAGTCTCGTACCAGAACGCGGCTTCCGACGGGAGTGGTCAGTATGTCGCTGACGGACTGGCGCAAATGATCAGCGCCGGACAGGCGTTTTCCTGTCCGGTTGTTTACCACCGTTCATGATTAAATTCCGTTATGGAACCGCCTGGCGGCGGGAGGGTTAACCGAAATAATCCGGGCCGTTCTTATCTTTGCCGGATTTTTTCGCAGATTTTGCGGGCCTGCGAATATCAACGACCAGGTTATACGTGTAACTGAACCCTGCGGGCGTCAGTGAAAAAAACGAGTGATTCAACAACCCAGCTGCGATCTTCGCGGGAACCAAAGCCGGATGTCGTCACTCCGGCTTCGGCAGTTAGCGGAACATGCTTCGGTCGGCAGGGACCTGTCACCGTCATTTTCTGTTCATTCCGCCCGGCCTGTGTCTTTCTGGCTTTTGCCTGCTGTTCGGCGGTGTTCTTCTCTGCCTGGGTATACGGGTTAGTCATTGCCGGGCCGTCATGTTCAACGGAGACCGTTTTTGTTTTTTCCATCCGCTTCGTCGTAGTAACGAACACCGATTTTCTTTTCAGCCTTTCCCCCGCTGCCGGTGGCTTTTCCCGTGGAGCTGCCGCGCTGTCCTTCACTGTAGGACCAGTTCGACACTTCATCCGGTGTGACAGTGATCCCTCCGGTTTGTTTCCCGGAAACCGTAGCTGTTGCCCCCTGCTGTAAAAAAAGCCAGTAACCGCCAGACGGTTTACTCACCGCATTGTAAGTACGGGCGAGACGGGACAGCAGATTCGCGTCGGATTCAGCAACCTGATCAATATGATCGATATGTATATCAGCAAGCCCGGCGGCAACTTTCGGGATAAGGCCATTATCCCTCGCAACCGTTTTGACAAGATCGGCCAGGCGCAGATTATCCCAGCTCCGCGTTTTCTGGCCTGTCACATCACCCGGTTGCTTCTGCGCATTCATCGGTGCAGCGGTTGCATAAATCTCGATTCGTCTTGGCGGCCCACTGCTGGCGACACCGCTGACAACAAACCAGCCCTTGTCCACCAGATGATTGTTAAAGCCCAGCGCCGCCTGCAGCCTGGCCCCCTTCGTCGGGAGGGCCAGAGTTTCAGACAGTAATGTAATTTTCAGCTCATCCGCTTTCGCGGTGGCGCCACCATAATCCGTCAGCGTCAGCTCCGCCAGGCTCTGCTGCAGCGCGCGGGTAATATCCTTTCCTTCTGCCTTAATACTGAATGCCGGAGCATATTCAGGCGATGTAATCTGATTAGCCATATTAATCCCACAAACTAAAAGGCGAATCCTCAACGGGCAGCACCAGATCAGGCAGGGTGATAAGCAGGCCGGAAGAGTAAACCGCCCCGTAATCCGCCAGCCCCTGATTTGCTTCCAGAACCTGTGTTACTGAATAAGAGAGGTTTTCAGTGCCATAATGCAAAGCGCAAATGGCATCCAGGACATCACCGTCACGGGTTTGATATATCGTCGGCATAATGTTTTAACGTCATGGTCCAGTTTTTATTACGATGGCCTCCACCGGGCAGAAAGCGGTTCGTTGTATCCGAAAAGTCAGTCACTACCCACCACCCGAGCACATCCCCTTCACCGCTGACCAGTTGCTGGGGTCTGGCCATGTCAGCAAGATCAAAAAGGTCATTTACCGCATCCACGCCTTTTCGAAAAAAAGCGTGTGCCTGTCCTTCAAGTTTTACAGTCCGCCCGGGCTTGCCGGTGTACTGGAGCAGGTCCTGGTTCCCTATCCGTTCCTGCTCACTCCACCGCCAGCTGGCTTCGCGTGTAAGCTGGTTATATGCGGTGGTATCAATCGAAAAGGCAAAATCCCCCAGCATCATCATGACACTGGCCTGCCGGGCGCCGCGCTGCGCGCCCGCCTGCCGCTGACCGGATTCTTCAATCAATGGAATGATTTCACTCACCAGATAAGCCCTCCATCAGTCAGGCTGTTATCACCGTTAAATGCAGAATTATTTTTGGTTACGGCTGACACCTCATCCGCAATGGCTTTCTCATCCTGGCCCGGCGCTGCATTGATTTCGAACCGGTACTCAAATTTCCGGTTGTCGGTGATCTGCCGGGATGGCTGTTTATCCAGGCTGTCTATCCTCTGCAGCAGCGCGTCCCAGTATCCGGCATCACTGGTTGCCCGCGCCGGATCACCGGATACATCAGGTCTCCTTGCGGATGGTAGCGAGTACCTGCCCGGATCGCTGGCGCTGCCATGCCCTCCGTTGTCCGACGGTTCAGACACACCAGCCACGGATAACTGAAACTTATCCCAGGCGCTGGTATTCTCCCGGGTATCACCAGCCTGGGATGCCCGCTCACGATTCTGCTGCAGGGCGGTATCCCAGTTCAGAAGCGTCCCGCTGCTGTCAGGAGTAAGGTACTTACCCAGTGATTTATTGAAGGTTTCATCGTCGTCTTTGATAAATCCCCTGGTGCCGATATACGCATTTTTCACTTCATCGGGCAGATTCGGGTTGTCAGCCAGCGTCTGCTCAAACCACTCTCCCTGTCCCTTTCTCTGAGCGGTCATTCGTGCGATATCAACCGATCCGGTCATTGCCAGAGATTTAAGCACCTCTTTCTGGTCAGAAGAACTGTCGGGCAGCAGCCATGAAAGCTTTTTAGCCAGCGCATAAATAATTTTGCCGACAAAAACGACGCCCTGACCGAAAGACAGGACGCCCGGATACAGATCATTACGCAGAAAAGTAACAATGCGTTTTATCCCGCCGCCTTTAAACCAGTCGGCAAGATCATCCGTCAGGCGCCGTACATCCGGGGCCAGTTCATTACCCAGTTGCCCGGATATTTCAGCAACGGCGGAGGAGAACACAGTACGCAGGTTACTGATGGCCTGATGCCCTGCAATCGCACCCTCGGCCCCTTCTTTTGTGACGAGGTTATAGCGGCGCTGCTCATCCATCAGTTCGCGGTAACTTCTGCCGGACTGTTTGATGAGCATCAGCAGTTTGCTGGCTTCTCCCCCGAAAAGGGAATCCAGCGCAAAGGAGGCTTTTGACTCATCCTCCAGGCTGAGCGCGCGCTCAACAATTTTATTGAACTGCGCCATATCACTGAGTCCGGCAAAATCACCGGCTTTGAAGCCCAGCGTTTCAAAAGCATCCTGCAGCGACCCCTGCTTACCGTTCTGCTTATACTCACCGGCTTTATGCAGATACTCTTCGAACAGATCGCCAATGTTTTCCCCGTTCATATCGTACTGTTTTGCCAGCGTGTCCCAGGCGTTAAACGTGGTGACATCCACACCGTAGCTTTTTGCCACATTCGCGCGCTGGGCGGTTTCTGCGTTGGTGGCTGCCGGGGCGATAAGCGTACCAAGCGCGGAGGCCACCACACCGCCGCCGCCAATCGCCAGCCCCGGCCCGACCATCCCACCCAGTTGCCCGGCGATCCCCAGCCCGCGCCGGAACAGCCCCTTGCCAGCGCTCTTGAATGACTGTATGCGCTGCGCTTTCTGCAACTGTGCATTCAGTTTCTGCTGTTCAGTCTCTGTTTTCCTGATCTCCCTGGACACTTCCGAATAACGCCGTTTAAGATCGCCCAGGCTTTCCCCCGCCAGCTTTGCGCGTTTAATCTCCGCAGCCAGCTTTGTCTGGTCCTTTGTCAGCCGTTCAGACTGCCTGCCGATATCCTTCAGGCTTTTCTGCAGGCCGTTTGCCGAACGGCTCCAGGAACTGTCGATGTTACCGCCGAAAGTAATAACGGCCTTAAGGTTCTGGCTTATTCCGGCCACGGTTCATTACCTCCAGTTCATCAGTCAGAAAATCGGTAAAAGTGCTGAACGGCATATCAAGATAATCCGCCATCGGAAAATGCAGACGCCGCCCGAGAAACCTTACTGCCCGGAGAAGTCCTCTTTCGGTCGCTTCGCGGGCGGGAGCATAAAAACGTTAAATGTGTCCAGCAGTTGTGCATAATCCGCCGCTGTCAGTTGCCAGATATCCCGTTCGCTGAGGTTGCAGAGCAGAGCGATCATGCGGGCTTCTTTTTCTTCTTCATTGCCACGATCCTTTGCATGAGCGATACGGTCACGAACAAGTGGCTCACGCATTGTCACTTCATCAAGTACCGCGCCCCCCTCAAGCGTGACGGGGGAGAACAGTCTGATTACACGGGTTTCACCGGGAATACTCATAAATAACTCCATAAAAAAACGGCCCGCAGGCCGTTATTGTAAAAAGGGGAATCAGAGGCGAACTTTTGCGGCCAGGCCGGACAGGACATCCACACCATTGACACGGCGCGCAAAACGCTCGGTATCAATGGCAAAAGCTCCCGGCCCTCCAGCGACTGCCGGTAATAATTCACGGCAATATCCACCGTAACGGCATTTTCAGACAGGTTTTCTTTTCCACGGGCATCCGGTGTGACGGTCTGGACAAAACCTTCAATTTCCTCAACCGTCCCCCGCGCTGTACCATTGCCCAGATACCCCTGATAGGCCGTAAACCGGGAACGGCTGCCGCTGACAAAACCGAAGCTGGCAAGCATGTCAGTATCGATGCCATAGAATTTGACCTGGCAGGTCAGCGCCTCCATACCGTCATCCACGGATGGGAGCGTCCTGGGCGCCGGTACCAGATCTGTTTTAACAACAGCCAGAGACGGCGGCGTAAATTCATGCGCCCCCTGGATACGAATCCCCTGCCGGAAGAAGGTCCAGACGCGTAATGTATTTTTATCGCTCATGCTGCAAGCATCTCCTCAAGCGCATAGTTGTTGTTCACCCGGACACGCAGGCTGATGAGTTCAGTCGGCGATTTCGGCCCGAAATCGTAGTTGATGTACAGGACACCCGCAGCCATGCTTTCTGCGGTGTTCAGCTCTTCATCCAGCCAGGCCCGCCCGCCGAAAATGGCCCTCAGTCCCACAAGCTGGCGCATATAAGCATTGATGGTGCCGATAATGTCGTCCGCGTTCTCACGATCAAGGGGGCGGTCCACATACTCCAGCATGGCTTCCTGGATGCTGTCCTCAATCACATCCGCTGTACGTCGGACGGATTCAAAACGCCATTGTGGATCGGTCGCGCACAGCCGGTTCCCCCAGTGTTTAAACCCGGCACGGCGGATAATGGTGGAAACGTTCTGCATATTGAGCAGGTTGGCATCACAGTTCTCTTCGCCAAGAATAAATTCATCCACCTGTTCAACGCCCAGGATGTTGTAGACCTCCTGGTTGGATTTACTCCACCACCAGCCTTTTTCGTAATCGATTCTGGCGCGCAACCCGGCGGCAAAGGCAGAATAAGGACGGTACACCAGCTGGCCGTCAGCGTTACTGACCTGGACGCGCGGTCGCAGCAATTCTGTCCGTGCGCCATAGGACTGGCGGCGCTGCACCACTTCCTGCAGGGTTGCGCCGGAAGCACAGTCCACATAAGCGATCGCCCGGAGTTTTCCGGCGACGGTCTCCAGCGCTTTCCCCGCCGCATCGTCTTCACTGAAACCTGGCGCAATCACAATACGCGGCTGATACGTGGTGACAGATTTCGCTGATGACAGCAGCCCGATCCCCTTCAGGACTGCCGCGCGCTGTTTAGTTTCCTCACTCTCCTGCGCAACACGCACAACCACCGTCAGCGCATTACGCTGATCGTTGATATCGGTCAGGGCCTGTTTCAGCGTCCCGTTATCACCGAGGCGGGATAACAGCGTGGTCCCGACGACCGCCACAGGCGTGTTGAGCGGAAAAGGTTCATCCTCGCCGCCGGATAGCTGGAGGATGAATGGTGAAACAAGCCCGCCTCCGGCGCCTGCTGCCTTTACCTTTCCCCCTTCAGCCTCATTGACGACCCCGGCCACCTCTGCGGGTGTGGCGGTAATGACGCCATTTTCATCGCAGCCCAGCGTGATCTTCAGGGTAAGCGACTCCGGGTCCCAGACCGCAGATGTCCCGACGGCAACCGGATTTTCTGCATCCGTCTGTCCGGCCACCGCTTCAACATTGATAATATTCCCGCCCCGCCCCTTCAGGGTTGCGGTGAAGTCGAGAACGTTATCCAGAATCGGCGTGCCGGATGACCCCGAAGCCGCTGTTCCGTCAGACGCGTCCGGGGCGGTTCCCACAAGGCCAATGATGGCCGTCTGAATCGTCGTGACAGCAACGGTTCCCGATGTCAGTTCAATTGTTTCAACACCATGTAACTGAGCCATGTTTTATCTCCAGGCATAAAAAAACCTGCCGAAGCAGGTCACATTTTCTGATTAGTTTTTCCCGTGGTCCCGCCGCTGTCGCCGGGGTGATCATGGTCGTTAAAGGTCTCGCGGATTTTGCTCATACTACCGGCTTTATCAGTGATCTCCTTCGTGGCACCGATATTTCCGATCACATTCGTGTCGGCGTTGATCTGCGTTTTACCCTGGACGGTGAGGGTGTCAGTGATTTCAACAGGACCATCCAGTGTCCCTTTCCCGACGATGGTGTATGTGCCGCCCGCTGCCAGGGTGATCGTCAGGGCATGCGCCGCACGGTCGTACCGGATCTCAGTACCGTCGCCGTAGCGGGTGATATGCTCACTTTCGCTGCCTCCCGGTACTGGCATCGCGCCGGTATTCCAGCCCGGATACACTCGCCCGTTGTTCAGCTCACCGGCCTCAGACAGCACCGTGACCGCATCCCCCACCGCATATGGATTGGAGTCCGCACGGTTAGCGCCCGCAAAGCCCTGACAGAGTGGCAGCCAGGCGGTAACGATATCGCCCAAATCGACCCGGCATTTCGGGATACCATCATGCTTCACTGAATGGATGACGCCGCGCCGCACGATGTTCGCCAGCCTGCGCTGTAAGTCACCCTCAATATCACTCATCAGGTTTTGGCCTCGTAAATCAGCCGGTAATCGTCCACATGCGCGCGCCCAATATCCGGTGCCTTACCGAGCCAGACAGCTTTAAGCGGAGCATTCAGCTGCGCAAACGGATCTGCACCGAAGGCCGCTGACTGCGTGTAAGAAATACGCCAGACAAGATAGTCATCCATGCGCGGATCAAATTCATCGCGCCCGGCATCAATGAAAACGGCGGGTTCAGGATAATTCAGACCGAACTGCTGTCCGTCGATCCACTGGGTAATATCAGCCGCCGCCGTGCGCAGGAAAATTTCTGGCTTGCTGACGCCTGAAGCGGCGGGGTCCACCACCACAAAGAGATCGCAGGAAAGCACCACGTTCAGTTGCCCTTCGTTTCCCCCGCCCTGCTCCCAGCCGTTAATGGTGAGCCAGACAGCGGGCGTGACCAGGCCGGAAAAGCGCGGTACATTTTTTTCCGGGTAGGCATCAGCATCCCGGACCCATTCAATTTTTTTCAGCGCACCGATCACGGCGTCGTGATACTGCGCCAGCAGGAGTGGCTCCGCCATCGTTCATTACCTCAGACAGAAATACGGGCTTTCACACGCCCGCGCAGATCGGTTTCAAAGTGATGCATAAAAATCTCCATCGCTTCTGCAAAGGCGTTATCCTCGATGTAGTTCAGCATCGGTTCGTAGATATCAATTTCAGCCTCATGGGTGCGGCGGGTCTGCGGGTCACGAATCACCACCGTCCGGCGGTTTTCCCGTCGGGAGCGTGCAACCTCGCCATTCTCAAACGTGCGTGCCGACAGCAGACGGCCTTTCGGCGTGAATCCCGCGTTATCGGCCTGCCGCCTGGCTTTAATGAATCGCCCGGTATTTTTGTCCCTGCGCGTGTGATGAGGTCTGATCCTGCCGGAAATACGCCCTTTGAGATCCTTCACTTTTATGGCGTTGAGACCAAACCAGAGACGAAAATTATCGAGGCGGGAACCGCGATCCAGACGGAATGAAAGCAACCGGCGACGCACCAGATTAATGCTTCTGGGAGCCAGGCCATCTTTCAGATCGGCCATTGCCTTTTTCCGTAATGTGGCCGCTGTCCGCTTTAATGCCCTGGAATATGCCGCGCGAAATTGTTTCTGGGTTGCCCCAATGCTTTCCGCTATTCCCCAGATAGCATCCACATCAATATCGACAGGTAAATCCCGCCGCAACCGTGATCCCCGCGCCATATCAGCTCCACTTCGTTATTTCGGGCTGGGGCTTACCCGGCTCCCCGTATGCCAGGGTAACCCGTGTTCGCCCTTCTTCATCAGCACCGACATGAGTGACACGCCAGGGTAAATTGTTAATCAGGACCCGGTCGTGCTTTGACAGTCCGGCAATATCTGCGGTCATGGCGCTGAAGGCCGGGACATGGTTCTGGATTTCTCCGCCTCCCGGCACGCTGACAGGCGCGTCCGGCGATTCGAAAATCACCGTGACGGGCCGCTGCTCATCACCGACAGAAATAATGGCCGGAACCTCTTCGGCAAATGCCCGGTCTATCCGGGCATCCGCTCTCGCCAGACGTTCACGGAAGCGGTTCATCAGTAGCCAAGCCGTACAGGAACAAACTCGTCATCAGCAGCAGCCTCAGCCCAGGCCGTACCCGCCAGAGGGTTCGGCGCAGCCTCCTCACCCGCTTCCGCAGTCAGTTTACCGTCTGCCAGATACAGTTTCTGACCAACAGTGACCACTTCAGCCGCCTTTGGCAGTACGAATACGCCTGTGGTATGCAGTACGCCCCACAATCCTGCCGGGATATCATCGTGAGCTACGCCCACCAGCGCCCCTGAAAGTACGGCTTCACCTGAATGAATATCTGCCGCACCGGTATTATGAAAATCAAGAGTGTTGCCGTCCTGCTGATAGTTCTTCGCCATTTTTCTCTCCAGATGAAAAGGAGCAGCACACGCTGCTCCGTAATAAAAAAACCGTCAGAATACGGTCGTTTATTTTTTGGTGACTTTAACCATGCCGCGCCAGTCAAGCGGCGCCACCCCCGCATCGATGCGCACCTTGAATGCGGCACCGTCCACGGTGAAGCCCTGCTGCTGCTCAAGATACGGGGTATCAATACCATCCAGATACGCCACCTCAATGGTGTCGCGCCCCTGCGCAGCGGTCAGGTAATAATCCGTCGGGCTGCTGTCATCCAGGCGGGCCTCAGAGGCCACCGTCACAAAGTTCTGGATCGGGTTAACGATACCGCTGTTCGCGTCCGCGCCCGGTACACTTGCGGATTTAATCAGCTGGTTAGCCCGGGACTCAATTGCCACTGGCGTCAGCATGTAGGCAGGACGAATGTTCAGGACGGCGATCGCCGGATTTTGTAGCAGCATCGCTTTACGCGCAGTATCCAGCCCTTCGATACTCAGATCAGCCGCCACCAGGTTTGCCGTGATCGGCGTGGAACAACGGCTTGCCGTCCGACATTTTCGGGGTTGCTGGTCAGTACTGCCCACACCAGATCGCCCACGGTGGCACGCGCGGCAAGCCCCATTGCCTGCGGGATACGCGTCAGCATATCCAGGTCGTCGTTGATGATAGTCTGGCGGTCCAATGCTGAAAAGCTCACCATAGGTGGCCAGTGCAATCGGCTCACCGCGATCTTTAATGGTGACATATTTATATTCCGCCCCGGCACGAACCTTACGCAGCGATGCAAGTGATTCCAGACCGACGCGGTGCGCGGTTTTGAAATCGGTCAGCGTGCCTTTACGGGTCCACTGTTCAAATGTCTCGCTGGCCTCATCCCAGCCCAGCAGTGCTGCCTTGTGCGCCACATCCATCAGGATATTGCCGAAATCGCTGCTGCTGTGGGTGAACGCCAGCCCGACCATCGCCTGCGCTGTACCGGCACCTGAAATACCAATGCCGCGATCCACCAGCGAGGCGCGTGCCAGCTCACGCAGGGTATAACCGTTATAAGCGTTATCCTTCTCAGCCTGCGCATAGCCCGCGCGGTTCATTACCGCAGCACGGATGGAATCACCGACAAGATTGCCGTTACCGGCATAAAGATGAATGGCGCCCGGGCCCGCACTCGGGGTTGTCCCTGCGGCCAGCGCCTGCAGCAGTTTGTCACGGGCCTTTTCAGCCGTGCAGGAAAAGTCGGCAAGGCATTCAGCCTTCAGCGTCCGCGAAGGTCGGGAACGCCTCAACACAGCGGAAACCGTATTTACGCGTTCCGCGTTCGCCGTCTGCATCTGCTGCTGTAGTTGCTGAGCCAGTGCGGTGATATCGATGTTTGTCATCTGCGGCGCGGGCTGTTGTGGTGCCTGCTGGGTCTGGGTTGCCTGCACTGGTGCGGGCTGCTGAACCGGAGCAGGCGGCTGATTCACAGGGGCTTCGGCACGCGGCGTAAAAAGGGTCTTAATCTGTTCAGGCATATTCTGGGTAATCCTTCAGTTTATTTTCATTCACACAGGCCGCAGCCTGCAGTTCAGGTTCAAGCGTGTCGGCGAAGCCTTTTTCCACCGCTTCAGCGCCGTTGAGCCAGGTTTCAGCTTTCAGCATTGCTTCCAGTTCTTCCTGTCCAAGCCCGGTCTTGTTCATGTAGGCACTGAGCATCAGCGCTTCATTACGATCCAGCCCAGTCGGCATAATCCCGCATATCGTCAGAATCCCCGGCGATACCACCCCCGGTTTATGCACCATAAGCCAGGCGTTTTCCGGCATATGCACCGTGGCGCCAGGCAAGCAGACAATCATCGAAGCCATACTGGCCGCCACACCGTCCACCCAGATATCCACTTTCGCTTTCAGTCGCGCCAGGGTGTTATAGATCGCAAACCCCTGCATCACATCGCCACCGGGACTGTGAATATGCAAATCCACTGCGCTGGCGTCGAAAACACCGGCCTCCTTACAGTCCGTGACAAACTGCTGGGCGGTGATCCCCCAGCCGCCGATCACGTCATAAGGAAAATCTCCACGCGCCCGGCGGCCAGCGCGCGGATCTCATACCAGCACTGGCCATTTGCGGCATCAAACGCCCGCCAGGCTGGCGCGGGGGTTAATCATATCTTCCGGCGGCTGCCCGGTCTATTTTGCGGTTGCATCAGGCATAGCTCCTTTGTCGTTGGCGGCATCTGAATCAACACCAGCCCGTGTTTACGGTTAAATTCGGTTTCGCGCATTCGCTGGCGTTTGACCTCCTGGGGAGACTGACCACGGGCGCGTATCCATTCTGCTTCGGTTCCCGCGCCGCCACGGACAATCCCCTTCCAGGCGTTGGCCTCTTTCACCGGGTCGATCCACGGCATCACCGGACCGAGATAGGTCGCGTTGAACAGCGTCTGGCGGTCTACATCTGACGGGATATCCATCGTGAGCAGCGCCATCGCCAGCCAGGCGCGATATACCGGGCGACTGTGCTGACCGACAAACCACTGCTGCAGGACGTTGTAGCCTTCCTGCCCCTCACCAGTTCCTGCCGCTGGGCACTGTAAGTGCCGTTATAGTCACGGGCTATGCTGGAATAGGTGCCCCGGCTGCCAGCGGCGACGGCACGCAGCTGACCGTTGCGGAATTCATGGAGATGAACGTTCGGGCGGTTTGACTCAACCATCCCGAGATCTTCACCCGGCGCCAGATCGTCAAAAATCATGCCCGGCGCTATATCGAATGACGGTATTTTTTCTCTGGCCCTTTCCAGTCGTCATCCCCTGGAAAACTGGCCGCATCCCCGCGTTTGATATAAAAGCCCAGCGCGGCAGCGATGCGGGCGGCCACACGTTCGCTCTCTTCGTAGTCCTTGATATCGCTCAGACGTTTAATCACGCCGTGCAACAGGCTGACGCCGCGCAACTGGTGCAGGCGTCGCCGCTGCGCAAGATGCAGCATGTTTCTGCCGAAACGGTTTTAAGCTCTGCGCTGAAACGGGCCATGTTCGCCGGGTGATATTTATAGACGCGGTATCCCGTCGGCCTGCCCCAAGAATTGACGATAATGCCCTGCCGCACCTGCTGCCCGGCGACGCTGTTGAGATTCATCGGCACAAAATCGGCTTCAAGAAGTTCAAGCGAAAACGGCACGCTGGTTGAATGGGTCAACCCCGCTACCGGCCCGCGCACCAGCTGGGTAAAAATTTCACCGTCACGCAGCGCAGAGCGCAGGGCCAGCCGCTCGGCTTCCGGTCGCGTGAACATGCCTGTCACCTCCGGGCGCACCGACCATTCTGACCAGAGCGCGGATATCCTGGCCGCAAAATCTTCATGCAGCTTGCCATCCAGCCCCAGCGGCTGCGGCTCCACTGAATCCCCTGAGCACCGATTACCCGCTCTTCCAGTTTGTCCAGCAGGCCAATGACGATGTCGTGATCTTCATCCAGCGCCCTTTGCCTGCTCGCGCAGCGACACGCCAGCGGCAAAGACAGCCGTATCCGCAGAACGGCTTTCCCGCTTTCCTTTATGAAGGCGCGACGGCTGCGCGGCTTCATACGCCTGCAGCAGCATTCTGTTTCGCGCACGCGCAACCGCCCACCCTGGCGCAATGGCGCCAAGTGCTCTGTCAAAAATGCCCATGTGAAGCCTTAAAAAAGTTAGCGAGTTTGAAAGAACCGCTGCGACGACTCACGTTTCCCAGCGTTTTTCCCAGTATTCCAGCTCTTTACGCAGCGCTACCGGATCATGGTTAGTAATGGCGCGCCGTTCACACCAGTGAAAGACACGCTTTTACCATCAAGGGAGTCACGGTAAGCCTGGCGAACCGTAACCAGCATCTGCTGAATTTC